TCACCCCTCTTTATAGGCATAGCGCCGTTTAAATCGGTTAGACGAACAAAATCACCAGTAGAATATTCATGGGCTGTACTAGTTGTTACTTCGCAAGGATCATCACTTGTAATTGCTGTAATATTTGCTCTATGTGAAGTTTGTCCCATAAATCCTCTTGTTAAAATAATGCGCACTCACAAAAGAAAGTGCGCAATTTATTACTTGATTTAGGTTAGTAAATCACCCAAATCGTAAACTTGTCCAAATTTGTAAACCTCAATCAGAAATACATCTGAATCAGCACCAATTACAGCGGTACCAGCAGTTAGCTTGTACTCAACAGGATCATATTGGTACGCATTAGGTACATATGGTGTTGTTGCATAAGGGCTAACTTGAGGATTGTTTAGTTGTAGAACTTTAGTTTCTAGAACTACACGACCGCCTGAAACCCAAGCTGTGAAAGCAGAAGAATCAATCGGCTCACCACTTACGACATCTTTAAGAGAGAATGAAGTTGTATCTACAACAAGGATTTTATAACGCTTGTTATTGATCTCATCCATGCCTCTAGCTGTTGGCATATCAGAACCTAAATCTGTGATTCTAACAATTTGATCTGTCTGATATCCGTGAACAGCTACAGTTGTAACAACACAAGGATCAGCAGCAGAAACACCAGCAATTAACGCTCGTGGAGAATTTACGCCCCCTGAAGTATCAGCGACTGTAAAACCGTTAGCTGTTTCCTTCAAAAAGTTAAAGCTTGATCCAGCAGCTGAATCAATTACCTGTTGTGTGTAAGCATCAGCAGCATCAGTTTGATTTCTAAACCATGTAGATTTAGGAATTCCACCAGCTGTACCAGTCCAATCAGTAAGATTATTAAAAACAACCTTGTCTGCTTGAAAGTTGAATGTAAAAGTATGAGCTGTTCCAGCAGAAATGAACTGGTAAGCCTCGGACATTGAACGCCCTTCAAATTTGTCTGTCATTTTTTAACTCCTTACGCTTTAGTTGAAAGCAGTGTTACAATGTGGCTGTCGTCTAGAATTGCAGCATTGAAAAATGCAGTGAATCCCATTGCTTGAAAGCGATTTAAATAATCGTTGAAACCTAGTGGCTTCATGATCATTTCTGTAGATACTTCGTCAATTGTTACTGTTCCAACTGCGTTTGCACCAATAAATGTGTTGTTGTAGATCGGAGGACTGTCAGCAGAAACCTTAACTAGTGTTGAGGTAACCCATCGAGCTTCATCAGTTGCCCCAAACTCAGCTTGTAGAACGGCATCTTGTGAACCGTAAGCAGCTGTCGAGATAAAAGCATCAAGTGCTCTGATATCTGGTTTCAAGGAAACATGTGATGTTACCCAAAAACTTGATTCCACGGGTCCCGTTCCAAAGCGTGAAGTACCCTGTATAATTGGAGTCATCTTCTCTGTATCGTTATCATCTAGGTACTGGATAGCTCGATTAACATCAGCCTGGCTTAATTCTGTAATTGCATTACCATTAGCTCCATTCAAGCAAGAAATCTGAGCTACTGAAGCATCCCAAACATCACGGGTGACCTTATCAAGCATTGTGTGCATGCACTGGTTAAGGTTATCCGCTGTGTCTGAAGCTACATCATCTTCTACAACTAGAAGAACCTTGCGACCTAGAAGAGTAACCTTTCCAAATTCCTGTACCTTTACAGAAATATCGAACTTGTTAACTGTTTCAGGTGAAGGATCTGAAGATTCTGAAAGTACAACGGGATCAGAATTAAAGTTCTCTTGGCGTCTGAATGCCATTGTATCGGTGTTTTTTGCTGGCAAACTAAATTGCTTACAAAAAATGTTATGCACGTTTCTAGGCTTTGAACGCTGTAATAGTGCTCTATGTGCCCATGCGTTAGACATTGAGCCGTAGCTGCTAGTATCTGTTACCATGTTTTCTCCTCAACCAACCTATCGACGTATTTTCTTCGAGCTTCTCCAATCTTGGTATTCCTTATCACTCATCTGCATAACATCCGTAACTTGATTCAATGAAGCCCCCTTTGGTACTGCACTCGGTGAACCAGGCGCAACCTTAACTTTAACTTTTGGCTTCAATTGAGTTTGTTGTTTCGGCGTTAACGCATTAAGCAATAAATAAGCTTCCTCGTATCGGTTCGACGCATCTTTGATAGCACCCGTTAGATTTGGTTTTTTGTTTAATAAATCTGTTAAATTCTCATCTACAAACTGAGCTTTTTCAGGATTCGATTTAATCCACATTCGCTCTTCAACATCTCGCATAATTTCATCACGAGTGCTTTTGATCGAATTTGAATGTTCTCGCTTTGTCACAGATTCGTAATCATCTGAATTGTCTTCAGGTTCAGCAATTTTCTTATTCTGTTGTTCCCTGTAGAACTGTAATTCTATGGCTGCTCTGTGTGACTCTGCTTTAGCTTCTTGTGTTTTTCTTCTTTCTTTTTGAAGAGCCGACAAAGGAACTTGTCTGACTTCTTGAGATTCATTTGATTGATCATCATCGATATCAAAATCTTGCTCTTGAGTTTCAACTTGCTCTTCAACTGCTTCTTGTACGATCTGTTCTACTGCGTGCGGTTCGGTTTCCACATCCATAATTCACCCGTGGTTAACGTAAATTAGCCATTTACGACGGCATAGCGCCCTTTGCTTGTAGGTAGGCGACACCTGTTTTATTAAATTCGACTTTTAGCTTCTCACCCCGTAATTTAGGGGCTACCATCCATAAAAGTTCACAGATCCCACGCCTTGGACTAACCCACCAAACAAGTTGATTGCTTGTAAATGGAGGTATTTTGTACGTGGCAACAGGGGCTTTAACGTTAAAAGATTCCCGATCTTGAGGATCAAACTTTGCGGAGAATATCAAAAAGTAATTATCACTAACGTGTGACAACGCTGAGAGTGCATTTTCTAGCCACTCATCAATTACTTTCTTTAATGCGACCTTTTCGTCAACAAATTCTCTGGGTAGTAATAAACCACTGACTGGGCATTCTAATAACGACATAAAAGCTCCTTATAGTCCTGACTTACCACGCAGGCTGTCTTCTTGACTCTGAGCTTGCATTAGCAATTTGTTTGCTTTTACAGCGTCTGAGTTAGAAGATGGTCCGATTCCTGGCATTGTCTTCTTAGGTGCTGCGACAGGGTTACCCTTCGAGCTATACATTCCCTTAGGGGAATTCATGTTAGATTTCATTTGAAACCTCCTGTTGAATTTCTTGTTGTGCTTGTTTCAGCTGCTTGTTTTCAGCCGTCCCCTCAGTTTCTGAGTTGATTTGATTCGAGATCGCTTGAGTTCTGTTACTGATTTCGTTTTGCATCTCTTGCTCGTGACGCTCAAGCTCGTTGACGAAATCCATAACCTTGATGATTCGGTCGTCTTCCATAGAAGCAATCTCTGTAATTGTTTTAGCCCTGGTAAGTGCAGCGTTTGCGATGTTTTCCTGTGCTTCTGAGGCGCGATACTCCATGAGGCCTAGTTCACCGACAGCTCTTGATCTTCTAGCCTGTGCAAGTGCCAAGTTTTCCTCTTTCTGACTATTTGCAAGTTCGAGGGCCATTTGTTCTTGTGCGTCGATTTTCTTCTGTTGTTCGGCTTGCTGTTCCTGTTGTGCCTGGATAGCTTCTTCAAGATCACTGATACCAGACATTCCAAGAGCACGTATGATTTCAGCTTGAGGAACGTCAACGATTCCATCTTTCTTAAGATTGACAAGCTCGTAATAGTAAGCATCTTTTTGAGATCTAGAACGAACACCTTCTTTAATGACGGCATCGTATTGTTCAAATTGATCTTCATAGAATTGTTCAGTTGGATCTTCGTTAAGAATTCTTTTGACCTTTCCAACGGGATAGTTCTTTTGAATAGCTGTAAGAAGTAAACCGCCTAACACTTGTTGAGAAGTGTCAACGTTATCAAAGATCTTTCTATTAGATTGTAGATTCTGAGCTATTTTGACTTGTGCTAGACGACCAGAAACGAGAGTATTAGAGTGCTCATCCATCCCCATTGTGGCTTCCGTTACGTTACCAAGTGTCAGAGTAAGGTTATCAAGTACTTGCTGATATTCCATGAGTGCAGGATTAGCCCCACCTCCCTGAAGCTCTTGAACAGAATTAAGCCCTTCGGGGGCGTTATCTCTATTACCATCAATACCAATAAGTCGATTAGATCCCGTTTGTTGCAGATCTTCAGGATCTGGAACGCTTCCAATAATGTATTTATAACCCGTAGATATAGTGGAATCCATCATATCGATGATTTTCATATGCCGTTTGTTGAACTGCCTTTGAGCTGAGTAGTTGCTAGCAGCCATCCCCTGAATTCTGATAGAAGGATCCCAAATAGACGGCTCCATGTAGCACATACAAGGAACAAACGGGAATGTCTGGTTAATTCCTGTCTTGTCTTCTCCTTGATAAACACACTCACCATTAAGAAAAATGTTTAGCTCAACGAAAGGACGATCAACTTCTTGAATCTCAACATTTGGAATGTCTTCTGTATCGAGTTCTAAAGCTTCTGACTCGTTGCGAGTTTCCCGCATTCTACTGATACCCATCTCAAGCTTTTCGACTTCATCATCTGGAAGGTCGGTAATGTCTCTATAAAATGCGCTTTCAAGATCAACAAGAAATTTCCGCTTTTTAGTGATGCGCTTATAATACTGATCGTAAGCTAGAAGATTCTTATTCCTTGAGATCGTAGAAAATTGAGGGTGATAAGACATGAACTTATCGTCTCGAATACTCATATTGATTTCGTCGATATGTTTAGAGTCGACGAAAGGCAGAAGCTGTTTGCTATATTCCTTGTTGATCAGATCACGAGTAATAGCGAATGAGCAATCTTTGAGGTCTATAGAAGTGAAAGTAGGATCAAGGTAAAAAGAGTTATAAGTTCGCTTATAAAATGAGATGTCACCATTCAAGAAATCCTTTGAATAATCCATTTGCAGACCGACAAGAGATATTCCAGACTTGAAAGCTTCATCG